ATTCCTTTCTATGTGTAAATTTATGGGTTACTAAACTTATTTAAACGGCAGTTTAAATACTGTATTTTATTCAATTAAAGAAACAATTGATGCAAACAACGCTGATCCTGGTCTTTCACATATGCCACCGAACAGTAACCAAGATACTTCTTTACACAATCCGTTCCCCGTTTTCCACACGATACTTTTAACAATTCCGTTTAACAATGTAACCACAGGCTATGCAGTTCAGATTGGTGTATCTATCGCTGGGCAATACAATGGCAAATTAGCTGTTCGTACTAAAGATGTAGGAACTTGGGGGAATTGGAATATTATTTCATGATATTTAGTGCAACTTTATTAGCCTTATCAGATACACATATAACAAAAGATATGGTCTATTCTCGAAATACTGTTTCCACCATATTGAAAATATATTACAAGTTCTCCATTAGCATTTATAACGCATGGTATGTTGTTACCGTTAATTGCTGGTAGCGTCATATATATATACTTTTGTGGTATTGGCAATCCTTTCAAAAGAATTGCACCATTTTCTAGTTTGGTTGGTGTTATTTCCATTATCACCTGTGCCATGAACCCATTACGGATATATGATGCACTACCAGTTGCATTCACCAGTGTACAACCCTTTTCTCCTTGCATCTCTAAACTGCCGTTTAAATCACTTAACTGTTTCGCCAGCGTGCCGTCTATATTCGGGTTCGCCTGCCTTGCATCCAGGGCATATCCGGCAACCGTGGTTGTCTGATTATTCACTACACTTGTTTTCGTGTCCGGTGGTGTTTGCCATGTGCCATCTTCTCTTAGATATTTACTCGTTCCTGCTGTAGTCGATGGTGCAGGAACTAGACCGGCTTTCGCACCAGCACCTGATTTTACAAAATTGGAATATGTTGTATTGTTATCAGCGTTCCAGTCCATGCACAACCAAAATGTACCATCATAAGTAAATATATGGGTCGCATTATTATAGAAGAAATTTCCGCTTGCATAAGAAATAGCCGCCTTATTCCCGTTTCGAACATATCCTATGGTTTTCGCCCCGGTGCCATTTACATTAAGTGTAAGGTTCCCGGTTGTTGGATTTGCTGTGCCCGCCGTATCCGTAAATTTAACTGCAATGCTCGTACCGACTTGTAATACAAAGTTTGCCAATGTTGCAACTTTAGCCGCCGCAGCTCGACCTGTCGCGCAAGTAGCCAGCGGTTTTTTCAAAACCTCAATTGCTTTTTTGTCGGTTGCGGACATTAGACCGTTAGATGTGGTTGTCGCTGGTGCACTTGCTCCTGCAGATGGTCCGCTCATCCAATAGCCTTTTGTATCTGCTCCCGGCACTTTCCCTGCCGGAACATCCTTTTTCGCAATGTAAAGCGTGTTGTTATGCATTACTGCATCTAACCGCTTGTAAGTCAAGGATGCGTCATAGTCATTCTTTGGCACAATTGCCACTCTTCCTGCTATAGCCATTCTAAGCCACCTCCCAATTTAAATTTCCGTCATTATCAACGACAAAGTTATAAGTGGAATTGTCCGTGTAAATCAACTCTCCATCCTCATTCACATCAAATTCTGTCATTGCGAGTTTCTTGTTAATCTCGTCTTCGATTCCCTGCGCTCGGTCTGCGCTGTCCTTGGCATCTGTGGCGGATGCTACCGCCTTGGTTTCGGACTCTTTTGCGCTTTTGGCAGATGCTACCGCCTTGGCAGATTCTACCTTAATATCCGCCAAGAAATTCGGTTGCAACTTATCCTCAGTTATTGAGCCGCCCTTAATCATCGGCTTGACTTTTCCATCATAAGTGACCTCAAATGCAATCTCGTCACCCTCTAAGAACTCATACTGCGTGATCAGCGCGGATAAGTCCACGTTCTGCACCGTGCCATCGTCCAACGTGATAATCAGTTGTTGTGTCTGCGGATTGTACTTGAAGTTGACCGCCAACTTTTCCAACTTGGTATCAATGACAGCCTTGGAACCATTCATCTTAACGACCGTCAGCGTTCCGTTGGATTCATCCCAAAGGATTTCCTTTACAAGTTCGTTAGCCTTGGTCAAGTCAACTTTGGATGCATCCATAGCAACCACGCGATCATCCAGATTGTCAATCGCCAAGTCCATCTTGTTAAGATTGGATTCATTTACCGCTGTTTTTTCACTTGGGAGATTCTCCCAGTTGATGCGGTTATATATTTTCTGCATGGCTCACACTCCTTTCTAGTGCGGATAATCGTTGCTCAAAGTCCTTCATCTGTTCACTCAAATTTTTGTTTTCTCGCTTTAACTTTTCAATCTCCTTTTGTTGTTTTTGAATCATCTGAACATGCATAGCATGAAGCTCGCGATAATTAACGTGATGCAACTTATCATCGACATATAAATCAACGTGTTCGTCCGTATCGACCGGAAGATATTCATATAATGAAGTATCACGTTCCCTAATTCCAACATCTAACAAGGCTTTTTCTAATTCCTGTGAGATAAAGCCGTAATGGTATTGTCTGCTATCGGAAGATTTAAGCCCCGGCTTATATCTAAATTTAACAGGATGTAGTTTTAGATAAGCGGATTCTAATTCTTCCGGCAAATCAGTTATGTGATCCTTGATTCTTCTATCAGATCCGGTGTCAATCGTATATACTTCGCCATGAATTTGATATGTTCCGCTGTCTCCACCAATCACATTTAAAAATCGAATTGCTTTTTTAATCGTTGCGTTGCTGGTTGTTCCTGTTGGATAAGCCGTTATATTTTTTACCGGAATATCAGGAATGGCTTGATCTACATAGCTTTCAGTTGCCAAGTTTTCCCCGTTTGCGTCAGTAACAGACGATAAATCCAACCTAACGTTCTGCAAAAATGCATTATTTCTTCCGTCATGACTTAATATCTCTACTCCATATGCGTCACCGCTGTCAAAAAGCAGAGAGTCTATTATATGTACTCGTCCAAGAGCGTCCAGCTCGAAATTGTTACACTCTACAATCAATCGGTTTCCGCGTAACACAATCTGGTCGGCACTGGCATTAATCATAGAAATAACTTGGTCATTCTCATCCCTACCCAGCTTCAATTCCAATGATGCGTCTAATTGCCCTTCCGCTTTTTGTGCTCGCGTGACTTCTGCAGTAATTGCGTCTGCTGTCTGCGTGATATTCGACTTCAATTCTCCCTCAGCATCTGTAGCGCGCTTTACTTCTGTAGCAATGCTTTCAGCGGTCTGCTCAAATTTGGAAGATGTATTTTTTTCTAAGTCCTCATACTCTGATAACAGATGATCGGCATTTCTCTCTAACTTGCTTGTCCGTCTCTGTACGCTTTCAATTGTATCTCTGATAGAATTAACCTTTGCAGAGTGCGTCTGCGTGCCCTGTGCCGAGATTGAATCTCTCTTGCTTTGCACTCCGGTTAAAGTACGTTGCAATAGATACGTTTCAACAATCTCTCTTGTGGTATTGAACCGGATGGGTTCTCCAAGTGTCAGACATGGATTGCCGACACAAGTGCAACTTTTAATCGGTGTATATGCCGCCTGTTTCATAATCGGCAATAGGTTATTTGCAATCTGTTCAAGTTCCGCTCCGGTCTTGTCTGATACAAGAAAGTTTCCTGTAATCGAATAGTTGTTTCCGGAAGTTCCAACAATAGCACCGGCATTATCCTCGCTTGTCTTGATTTCAAGCTGTGTAATCGCTTTGCTTTGGAAGTCCTCGTAATCAAACGTGATATAGTGTCCGGTCATGGACTCCGTGTTTGCATCAGACGGAAATAAATTGTCTGCCGGAAATAAATCTTCTGCCGGATAAAGTGCGCTTGTGATTGCTTTCAGAAAGACATACTCAAACTTGCCATTCCGGTTGATATTACCAAAGCATCCGTTAATCTCACAGATTGCCGTTACAACGGTTTTTCCGCTGATAGCGGACTCTTCTGTGACTGCGCTTGAATCGTCCGTCTGTGTGGCTACAATCGTCTTATTGACCGCCATGGAATCGTTAGGCAATGTTGCTACCGCCTGTTCAATTCCAAGATGCGCAAAAAAGCTATCGCGGAACTGCCTAAGTGTCATTGGAAAGCTAAGTCCTGCATACCAAGACTTTACATCCGTATTGATAATGTCATACATAGCGTCATATGCCGTAATCTGCCGTTTTGTCCGGTCAGCCGTAGGAACATCGGATGCAACCTTAAAAACTCCGTATGGCATCGGATTTTGGTTATCTCCGTCAATCGTTTCTTCGATAGAGATTGTCTTTCCAATAATGTTCCCTGCGGTGTTTCGTGCTGTGAATTTTACGCAATTCGCTTCGCACGCTCCAAACTTTAGTTCAGATTCCGAACAAAGACTTTCTTCAAGCGCAAACGTACCGATTTCAAGCATCGAATTGTCTATTTTCTGGTTCGTTCCAACAACAGATATGACCATCTGCTTATCTGTTGCGGAATCCCAATACTTTTCTTTCAAACTGCTATTTATCATATACACCACCTACAAACGAAAATTTGATTGGGTCATATTTTATCTTCCCATGTGCCACAGAATAGAACGTAGGCTGAATGTCAGCAATATATCCGTACTGTGTCACATATCCGCGTTTCTCCGGCACGTATGCCGTGATATAGCCGCCGCGCTCCTTTACCTTGGTATAGTTCTTTTCTATGTTCTTCCAAAAATCATCAAACTGCTTTTCGGTCAGCATGGCTTTGGTTTCAAACTCAACCTTTAAAGCTTTCAGTTCCACGGCATCACGATGCTCATATCCGTTTTCATCCGTCCAAGGGTCTTTATCCTGCATGTTTACATAGGAACTAAACGTGTCCTGCTTTATTAAATTGTTTGGTATGGTATAATTGCCAAACTTTACTAAATATCCGCCATATCCCATCGTTTACCTCCTAAAAATGGGTATAAAAATAGCACCTACCGTTTGGTAGATGCTATCCATTTGATTAAATTTTAAGCTACTACTGATTCCCATTCAGATTTCAGCTTTTCTACATCGTTTTCAAAAAGTTTGCAAGCGATTTCGTACAACTGCGGAATCATTCCCATTTCCCTGTCGATATAATCCATCTTGTTTCTTACTTTTGGCTTGAGTGCACACCCTTCCATCCTTGATTTAAGGTTGCAGTGATATTTCCTTTCAAATTCTCCATAAAGCAACGAATAGCGTTCTTGATACTTTCCATCGGCACCGAAACGAACAATCTGTGTTATCCGCTGTCTCTTGGTTGCCAGGTCGATATCATCAACGAGTCCGATAATAACATCTTCCTTATGGATGATTTCTTTCTTCTGCCTTTTAATGGTCTCATTCTGCTCTCTAACAGTTTTTAATGTCTGTGAAAATATCAGCTTAGTGTTTTCATCTGCATATGGCAGGTAAGTGGAAATAAATAATTCATCATTATTGACATACCCACCTGTTTTACGGATTGTAGGAAGAACCTCGGATGTAACCCACTTTCGAAACTTCTTTGCGTTCGGTTTATCGCTACGAACGATAACCGCATATAAGCCGCTCTCTGTAATGAAATTTGATTCTCCTGCACGACCGCCTAGATTTAATCTAGTCAGTTCATCTTCATCAAGCCTTTTTGCTACGTCTGTAGCATTTTTAATTTCCAATGCCCTGCAAACATCAATAAGGCAAAACATCGGTTCATCATCGACCATGGCCATTCTGATCTGTCCGAATATTGGATTCTCAAATACCTCAATGCCGTTTTGAATCTTAAGCATAAGTTGTGATTTTTTCATTCGTGTCTACCTCCATACATTTTTATCTGAATAAAAAAGAGGAAGCCACTTGTGAAATCACATTGGTTTCCTCTTTCGTACAGTATGGCGTTCAAGTAAGTAATCCGCTTCTTCACGGATAAGGTTGTTTCCTTAGTAATAAGGATAGACTATTTTTGATTTTGTGTCAATCCGATTTTGGAATTAAAATAAGCCGTGTTTCCACGGCTTAAGTATCATTTATCTTTCAATTTTTATTGTAACCAAGTATATGTATATGCTTCATCAACATATATCTTATAACTGCTCGGATAGATCGTATCGTAATTTGAATCGTACGGAAAACTAAATGAAAAATAATCTGTATCTCCATTCTTTTCACATTCTGCATAATGATAATCATATTTTATCAAGTTGCCAGATGCATCATACATTACGCAAGAAATTTTCACAAATGAAAAATCTTTTCCGGAATCGTTTGTAGCTTCAACCGTAACATTATCTGCTCCAATGTCTGATTGAACCATTATATTGCGAACATCACAAACAGCATTTGTTGCTTCATCAACACTCAACGACATTTTATAGTTATCATAAGAAACATCGTTATAATCAGAATCGCTCGGTGCGTCAAAATAAAGAACACATTCCTTACCGGATTCAAAAGCTCTGTTACAATCGCTTTTGCTATCCAGCATTTTACCGTTTTTGTAGTATACAAGTTTTGCGTCCAGATCAACATTTACCTTGTTGTTGTTTTTCAAGATAGCAACAACTCCATGACCACTATCTTGGTATTCAATTGAGATGTTTTTCTTTACCTTGTTCGCATTAAAAGAAGAAGTGACGGTAACTTTGCAAGAAAGCGTTTTCTTTGCAATTTTTGCTTTTACGTACGTTGTTCCTTCTCCAACCGCCAGAACCTTTCCAGACTTATTTACAGAAGCAACATATTTATTGCCACTAGTCCATTTAGCAGTTTTCCTCATTCCGCTTATCTTTAATGTTGCGGATTCTCCAATTTTTAAATTAAGAGTCTTTCTGCTTAATTTAATAGTTGCCGCCTGTGCAACAATCTGTTTCCCATCTGCATTTTGGATTGGCATAGCCGAAGTCAAAACGGCAAATGCCAACCCCATCGCTACTAATAATTTTTTTGTACTTCTCATAATGACTCCTTTCTTGTGATATGATTTATTTAGAATTATATCACGTTCAATTATAGAAGTCACTAAAAAACATATACATTGTCTCCGGTTCGATTGTAATGTTCTCTACCATAATCCCTTGCGGCTTTTCCTATGTCGTTTGTAGTAATTCCGAAATTTTTCTGTAAAATAGCTTGTAATAACTGATTTTGTTGTCGCAGTAAGGAAACCTCTTGCGCAGATGTTGAATTGATGGCATCTTTGATTCCGGTAATCTCTTGGCTTCCTGCAACCGCCGGCTTACCTCCGACCGTTCCCATAAGTTCCGGAAGACCGTTTTCTCCAACCGTTGCTATGCTATATTTATCCATGAAACCGCCCGTTGCATAAGCCTTTACTTTAGGTAGGCTCACTTTCGGCACAAGATCGACTCCGCTCCACTTTACCTTTGCTACTTTAGCCGCCGCAGAAACAACACTGTTGAACCCTCTCAAAACGGTATTCACTCCACCGATCAATGAATTTATTGCTGTTTCAATTCTTGAAATTACGGTGTTCATTGCCCCGGCAACGCCACTTTTCACGCTATTCCATAATTTGCTGAATATTTCAGCTACACTTTCTTTCATCTTCGAGAAAGCATTTTTTATCGGGGTGGTTACATGTTCTTTAAACCAACTAGAAACACTGTTCCACGCCCCGGTTACCGCTGTCTTTGCCGCGCTAAAAGCTTTCTGAATAGATTCTTTTGCTGAGCTAAAAGCATTCTTGATAGGTGTTGTAACATGCTCCTTAAACCAACCGGAAACCACCGCCCATACCGATTTCACAGTTGTCCATAGAACCTTGAATGCGGTTGATACTGCAGATTTCAATAATTCAAAATTCTTCTTTATTGGCTCTATTACCTTTGATTTAAACCAATCAGAAACAACAATCCATACAGCCTTGACAATGATCCACAATCCTTGAAAGATTTGACCAACTCTTTTCGAAAATCCTTGGAAAAATGAAACAATAGGAGTTATAACATTAGTATTGAACCATCCAGAAACTGTTTTCCATACACCGGATATATCTTTCCATAAAGAAGAAAAAAAACCGGAAACAGATTCCCATAATCCCTTAAAAAAACCGCTTATTGGCTTAATCACATTAGTATTAAACCAATCTCCTGCTTTTGAGAAAATTCCTTTTATTTCTTTCCAATGATCCTTGACTACTACAGCCGCCGTTGCAACACCGGCTACTATTCCTGCGGTAATCGCTGCAGGTGCTGCCGCTACCCCTAAAATAACCGCTCCGACTGCCGTAATCGTAACTCCGACAAGCATAAGTGCTTCATTAAGCCAACTGAATCCGTTCTTTAACATGGTCACAAAGTTTGATATTGCAGTAAATGCGCCAATCGCAACAGAGCCAATCCCGGTTATAGCTTTTGCTACCGGGCTGATAAAAGAAAGTGCGCTCTCTGCCGCACCGCTACCGAATAAAGCTTTGACACCAGCTGAAACAGTTGTTCCAAGTGTAGCAAACGCCCCACCTATTTTTTTTGACAAAGCGGTAGACAATACTGCCGAGATTCCCTCATTTGCCGCAATTTCAACGCCAAGCCTTGATGCAAGTGAACCAGCTATTGCTTTTGAAATGGAAGTTCCGATTATATCAAGTGCGGTTTTTGCAAGATGCAATCCAAGGATTTTTTTGATTGTCAACGCACCGATGATAATTCCAACCGTCTTTACGTCTAAGTTGCTTAAAAACTCCTTTGCTCCGTTCCAAACATCCTTCCAGGAAATTTTACTTAATGCCGTAGTGACCGCATCAAATGCCCCTTGTGCCCATGCATTAAGCGTTTGAGCCAATAATGCAAAGTCAAAGTTTTGGAAAAACTTGTTGATTCCATCCGCAATTGAATTTCCGAATTGTTTCCAATTAAATGTCGTTCCAAACGAATCCAATCCATGAAGCACCGTGTTTAATGAATTTGCGATCAGTTTTCCGGTTTCTCCGAAAAGCGTTGTTCCTTTTTGCCCTTTAAATAGTCCGTTAAGGAATTTGGCTAATCCCCTTCCAAAACCTTCAGCTTTTGCATACACTTTTTCCCATTTAATTTTTTTCATTGCGTTAATTAACGCACCGGAAATAGACTCTCCCAACTGTTCAAGGTCTTTGATTTTGCTTTTGAATTTCTTAAAGATGGTGTCCGTCTGAACTAATCCACCATCAGCACCGGTGCCGCCACCAGCACCTGAACCAGATCCAGAACCAGAACCTTTATTCCCGGAACCGGAAGTATTATCTTTACTTTGTTTTGAAATAACCTTTAATTCATCAAATGCACGAGTTGCCTGTTGGATTTCCTTTTTTGCTTTCTTGGCATTTTTTGCGATACCACCCGTGTTTTTCCCTGCGTTTCCTGCGGCATTGCTTAAATCGTCCATGCCGTCAGATGCGCTTCCAATATCATCAGCAAGACCGCTGATTCCTGCCCCTTTGCTTGCTTCATACTTCCATCCGAAGATAGAACCTAAAGCATTTGTTACCATCTCTGCGAAGGAAATAACCTTTTGCAGAACTGAATTAAGTACCTTGATAAATGGCTTAAATACATTGATTAAACCACTACCAACAACCGCTCCAAGTGCTTTGAAGTTCTCTTTAAGCATGGTTATCTGGTTATGCCATGTCAATATGTTATCGTAAAGGCTTTTTATCCTCTACTTCTTATGGTTTCCCATAAGTTCGGCGTACATTTTCAACCACAGCATTGTGGCTGTCGGATACTCTTGGGGATATTATATTCTACACTCTTTCCATAAGAAAAGAGCATAGGTTCAATCCCTACGCTCTACAATGTGCTATAACTTTTATTTTATAGCCTTATCTCGGTATTAGCTTATTGACTTATCCACTTATAGCCATAAGCAGTTCGCCCCTCTTGGTCAATTACATTATGTATTGCTTTGTAATTAACTCCAAGAGATTCCCCTGCTTCGGATATTCTATCGAACACTCTTATAATCTCTCTGGTTTTCGCATCCACTTGCGCAATTTTTCTTCCTTTTTTGCGCTTTTTATAGATGCTCAAATCTTTTATTGGAAAATCTTCTTCGTATACAAAAATATATCCATTTGCCGACTTATAGGTATTTGAAAGCACACCGGAAATAGTTGTTCTATTTGCTCCGGTAATCCTAGCCGCCTCCTGCAAACTTTTAAATTTCTGTATAAAATTTCCTTCCATATCACATTGAATAATGCTTCTCATTCCGTTAGGTTCCGGCTTTCTATAGGTTTTCGCTCCGTTTGATTCATACTCATCCTCAAACATGAACATATAGCCCTTTGTCTGCCGCCTTTTTCCTTTACAATTAAGCAGAACATCCGTATTATTAAATCCGTCAATTTCTGCATCCATTGCACTATCATAACGCTTAATGTACCGTCCGTCAAGCGTCAGCAAAACAACTGCCCTGGCGTTATGATACGGCGCGCCTTTCCCACCTTTGGTCATATTATAGCCATCTCGATAGGTGTTAAATTTTTCAATGTAATACTTTTCCAACTCACAGGCTCCATCTTCGCTTTCACACGTTTCGATGATTTCCCATGAGAAGTTGTCAAACCCGAATTCTTTAATTGCTCTATGAAAGTCGCAATCTTCTTTTTCGTAGCACCTTTGATGTTGCCACACTCTGCTATGAAAATCACAAGTTTGACCGACATAAGATTTTCCGTTTATTTTATTTGTTGCTTTGTAGATATAATATGTTCGCATTAAATCACCTCAAACATATTATACAAAAATGTTCGTGCTAAGTCAACTTAGCCTTCACCGATTTTACCCGATTTTTCATCGACATATTGCTATGCCGCGCGACACATGAAACAAAAGTTTCGTTTATCGGCTGTTCTGGCAAAGTCTCCGGTAATATTGGTTGTATGCGCAAGCACATACTGATAACGCAACATGGCTTTTTGAGCCTGCGTCATTGAGGAAATGTTCGCATCAAGTCCTTGCTTTAATGCCCATTCCTTTAATGTTGCCTGTGTCAAGTCGATACCATAACGCCGCATAGGTGCCGTAGTACCGGAAAATACAGATTGCAGACTCTTGGCAATATCTTCTTGACTCACATCATAGAATGAAGCCATATCTCCGGCTAATTCTGTCAACCGGATAGACATATTTGCCATTTTCCCCTGTGGAATATCAAGGGCAGTTCCCATGGCTTGGAAACGGCTTGCAAACTGTTTCGCGGACAATTCGGACATACCGAATTTTTCAATGGATGTTTTTGCGAAATTGTTAATTAGGCTTTCATACTGCCCGAATGTCTGCCTTACAACGTTCTCAACCTCTGTCAGTGAGGATGATATGTCAATGGCGTCTCCAAGTAGCCTAAATCCGCGAAATAAAGCCCAATACGTTGCATACACTTTTCCGATTGCAGACGCAAGGGAAAACGACTTCTTTGCTACAACGGATGCACTTGAACTAAATCCGCTAAATGAGCTTGTGATGCTTTTTGCCGCTGTTCCTGCCGCTCCACCGGTACGTGATAATTTTGCCAATGCATTTGTCATGTCAATAATATTCCGGCTTACGCTAGGGGCTTTCGACAGTTCGGACATAAGCTGTCGCATTGCCGTGGCAAGTTTCGGGATATTCTCGATAGCCTTTGTTGAGCTTGTATAGCCAAGCTGTTTGATTCCTACGGCTAATTCCGATAACCATTGCACCAATTTTGACATACCGGAAAATGAGCTTACCGACTTTGAAATCTGTCGCATCGCTCCGGCTGCTGCATTGATCTTTCCTGTGTCAATATTGCTAAGTGTTTTGATGTTTCTTGCAAGAGTCGAGAACGACCTTGAATCAACACTGCGCATGGCACTCATTGAGTTTGACAATAGGTTTACTCCGGTTGATAACCGGTTAATTCCACTAGAATCTATGCCTTGCAAAGATGAAGATAGCTTTCCCAACCTTGTTATCAGCGCATCAATCTGACCATTAGCCTGTCTTGCCTGTGCTTGAATCTTGACCTCTAAGGTTTCTAATTCCAACAGTTCACCTCCTTTATGTAGTTTTAGAAAAAGACGGTAAGATTTGACCCTTACCGCCCTTGAATTACTTTTTCAGTTTTCCCTTTTTCAGAAGATAAATCATCTTTGAATTTTCCTCTGATGTAAACTTAAAATTGGAAAATCCGTTCTTTTTTGCGATTTCCGCACGATGTTCTTTCGACACATCATCTTCCCCAACCGCTTTTAATGCTTCAACGATTGAGCTTGAGTTTCCCTTATACTTCGGATAATACTTTCCTTTGCTTTTCTTCGCACCTCCTACAACAATCACTGTATGTCCTTTTGTGCGTGTCACAAGAATATCTCCGTTGCGAAGAATAAACCCTGCATGATAAGAACCCATATCATCAAACAAACTGGATTTCAAAATTACCGGTCGTTCATTGGATGTATTGAAATCTCCAACATCCTTGCCGGATGCATAGATAATACAGGCACGCACAAGGGAAGAACAATCACATTCCGTCTTGACCTTTGTGTTAATACCATGTTTAATGACTCCGTAGCGTTCCAATTGGTCATATCCGATATTTTTATTGTCAGATGCAATCTGCATAGCTTCGGCTAACTTCTCCGCAACCCTATCGTCCTTCGCCCTTAGCACGTACCATCCCTTAGAATGGTTGTAAAACTTCTGCGTAGACACTTCCTGTCCGGTCTGGTCTCCGGCTTTTCCACCAGAATAGCAATTTCCGTGTTCATCGTGTCTCGCACTTCCGATAATTACTGCCATAGCAATACCTCTTTTCTTAAACTATCTTTGGCTTTGGTAAATGTGATTTCCTTGATTCAGCCGCCCATGCTTCTTCTGCCTTAAGCATTTCTCGTATCTCTGCATCGGGATCGTCCGTATTCTGCTTTTCGATGGAATCATAGCAAGTTTCTTTCACGTACTTACTATTACCCTTACCGAATGTCGCGTCTATTGCGGTCACAAGTGCTGACGTTGCATATCTGCCGAACCACATATACATTTCCATGTCGCGTTGCTTCCATTCTGCCTTATATGCATCCACATAAGGCTTAAGCAACTCTGGATTCATCATATCTATATCATCAACGGAAAATCCGTAGCCTTTCGTTACCACAAGGTAAAACGGACGGATTTCCGCAACGTAATATTCCCATGTTAATTCTTGTTGGCTGTCTTGGATGGAGTTTTCTTCGCCGGGGTTCGATTCTTCTTCTCCGTCTCCATCATTTTCGCTAAAAAACTGTTTGACTCCAACTCATTCTCTAATTCGTTGAACAACTCAATACAGTCAATCTCACCATCGTCAATCTTTTCAGAAAGCAGATTAAGCACCTTATTAAACTGCTCATCGTATTTCTCGTTTGTATCGTAGTCATATCCGAACTCGTCCTTATGGTTTACTTGCAGTCCTACAAGAAGCATCTTAGGAAGTGTTTCAAGTAACAGTTTCTCTACGGATTCTAAGCTTCCATCCTGCTCGCTTACCGACTCTGATACATCTTTGATAAGATGTGACTTTAATGTTGGCTTAAAACCAAATTTGATTGAATATTCGCTATTTCCTAACTTTACTTTCATGTTTTACCTTGCCTTTCTGCCCTATATTGGCAAGGGGCAGTGTTGCCACCGCCCCATTGTTGCTTATCTTATTGCTTCAAGTTCTGCTATCGACCGTTCATCCTCGCCTACCGGTGCGGTCGATTGCTCGTCCGATAGGCTTTTTACCCCACCACTGTTACGGTGAATGTACCATCGTTGTTATCAACGACAGTCAGCTTATCTGTAACAAGCTCTGATGCTGTACTTGGAATAACTGTTACCGTCATTTCAAGGATTTCATCGTTTCCGCCTACATCGTTAGGTGTGGCTGTTGCAGTTCCTACATATGCGTATTTCGCTACACCGCCGATACCGTCCGTTCCGTACAGATGGATAATATCAAGTTTTTTATCTCCATATCCATCCACCTTTGAAAGATATTCTTTTTCAAGGTTTCCTGTGATTTCTCTTGAATCAGAAGTCTTAATACCTTTTTCAAAAGTCTGCTGGTCATCTTCCATTGTGGTTGACTCAACAGTGTTTGGCGGTGATGCAGGGCTTGGAACTGACTTAGCTGCGACCAAAAGATTGTATGTTCCTGCAAAATCGGCCTGTTTTTCCGTGTGCTCTTTTACAATGACACGTGTTCTATAACTTGTTGATGCCATATTTTCTACTTCCTTTCTGCTTATAGCTGATCTAAATGCTCAACGTTTCCAATTACGCGAGTTGCGCGAAATGTAACCGTTCGCACTTGCTTGGAAATTGTTGGGATTACATTTGATACCTCAAACATTTGTTGCTTAAAAAAAGACACCGCATATGCTGCGATGTCCTTAGTTGCTTTTCTTGAACCTTTGTTTGTAATTGTGATCTGAAATGTTGGGCGAATTGCATTGATTGTCTTTGCTTCATTCGTTCGTCCGGCTTCTGTGCCACCGATTTGTCTGACTAAAAGCGTCGGGAATGTTGCGGTGCCACCCGATTCTTCATCTTGCGTCACTTTAATTCCTTTTACCTTGCTTTCCATGTACGATTTCAAAAGGGAACATAAGGTATCTTCAAAATCAAGCGCCCAACTGTTTAACTCATTTTCCACCGAATACCTCCCTTGCAATCTTTACATACTGTTGAATAATCTGTTGTTCCGCATTGTACATAGGCATTGTGGCTTTGATACCGTGGGTATAACGCCATGTTTCGGTCTTATCGTCCCAATAGTACCAACCATCTTCAAAAGCGTGTATTTGCCCCGGATATGTGCCGACACCGAATCCAAGTTCCGGTGCTTTCGGGTTCTCTTTGGAGTTATAAAAAATACCGGCTCCAAACTCTACCGCAAGCAAAGTATAGAACGGTTCTCTATCTTCTGACGTTACCGTTTTTCCGGTTGCAATCAGAATTGCGTTCGAGGTCATTAACTGTGGTGCTTTATCTACCCTTACCGTTATCGTGTTCCCTATTGGAGATTTCGATATTTGTTTTATTGCCGCCGTTTGACCTTCCTGTGCAAGCCTAGAAACAAGTAAATCGCATTTAGCCTGTAAACTATCGCGGTACTGTTCTAATTTCTTTATAGTGTCTTGTATGGACTTAGTGGATAGTGTCATTGAAATAGGTTTCTTTTTCATACAATCACCTACTTAATATTCTTGCGAAGAAGAAACAAATCCGTGGTCAGTCCTTCATCAGCAACGCCTTTTACGATGTAATCTGCGGTTTCTGAATCCACAAGTCCATCATCAGTGCGTTTGACTTCCGAACGTTTCCACACCACATCGCCGGCTTTCAGTGGCAAATATCCTTTATCCGTGACAAGCTGACAGTATGATGTACTATCATCAATTCCGAATTCTTTCACAAGGGCTTCTGACAACTTATTGCTGATATTGGCTTTGAATGTCGTAGGTTCTGAAAACCCTTCAATTTCCTCGCCTTTTGGAATCTTGTTGCCTTCGGAATCTAAATAAGGTACAAAGTTCCCATCGGAATCCTTGTACCCTTCATAGACAATATCTCCATTTTCGTCAGTTTGTGGGATAAATACCGTCTGACCGGATTGCGAATACTTCATTTCCTGCTTGTTAATGTCAAGCATTGGTGTTTTCCTCTGGGATTCCGGCAACACTTGTCAGAAGCGATAACACTCCGGCAAGGACTGATGCGGAAAGAACATATTTCCAATCCACCGCACCCATAAATGCCGCCGTTCCAATTCCGGCAACTGCCGCCTGTGCAACAGTCTTGATTGCTCGGATTCCGGCTTTCTTAGTCCAATCCTTCCAATTCCTCATGGCTTTTATCTCCTTTCCCTATATGAATCTCTTCAATCTCATGTTTCATTTTCGTAACCATTCCGTTTCCACCTAACGCATGGTACGCATCATACATTTCACAGAAGTTCTGATAGGCATATGACGGTATTTCTCCGATTCTGGTGTACTTTGCATGGTATTCAATAAGCTGGACACGCAAAAGGAGCATTGTTCCTTTACTGTTCGCATCCCTGCTTTTCTTTTGCTGTTTAAGAAGCCAAACTATATATCCAAGCACTATCGGAAGTGCCACAAGATAAGTTTGAATCAAAATACTTTTCATTTGAATCTCCTTTTGGCGCACTGTCCACCACCGCTTAATGTGCGCCGCCTGCAACCATAATGGTCACGCTCAATCTTCTTTATAAAACTTTAGCAAATGGAAATACCCCGACAAATAGCTTTTCTCTGTCTCTCCAAGCTCTGCTCACACCATTCTCGCTAAAACTTTCCATAAATTCTTCACCAGACTGTGAATGGTCATAGACAGCCAGATTGACAATGACACTTTGGTGTTTCTTTAAGTCTTCAGCTATCATTTCATCTGTGTAGCTGTCGGGATAATTTCTCTTTGCCTTTACATCTTCTGCAGCCTGTTTAATAAGCTGTTCGATTACCGGATTATCTTCTTTGTTATCGAACACTACCACATCAGATGTTGTTTCATCATCATTTGTGGCTGTATCAATATGAAATTGTTTAAGTCTGATTTTAACTTGCTCTAATGTGGTGTATTCCATAATTTCAGCTCCTATAACCCTAATTTCTCAATTAACAGTTCTTTAAGTTCTGCTCCTGTAAGCTCTATTGCGTTCTCAATACCTTGTTCTAATGCAAGTGTTTGCAAGTACGCTGTTGACATACGCTTAATATCTGTCTTTGTGTAGTCGCTTGTAGGTTGAGCAGGGAACTTGTCCTGCTCTTCCTCATACTTAAGCTCATCTCCATAAACAGCTTCTTGTCTTACATTATCTGCTGTTACTTCTTCGCTCTGCTTTGCGGCGTTGATTTTATGTCGTCTTAATAACATATAAACACCTCTTACTTTCCAAACTTAGCAAGAACAACCTTTGAATCATTGCTTAAGACTGCTGTATAGTGTTCATCACCAGAGATAACAGTTGTCTTTGCAAGAATATCTCTGTCTGATTCAATCTCAACGCTTCTCTTCATATAGATTGTAAGTGCATTCTCTTCCTCTGATGCGCCATCTGCACCTGCGTCCTCGTTAGGATCATCTGCTGACACGATAACAATAGGGCAAGCGTAGAACTCTGTTGTAACAGACTTTAACTTGCTACCTACCTTAATTTCTTTGCCCTTTGGCTTAAGCGTATGTGCAAGTGCTGTGTCAAGGTGAACATTCGTTGCATCCTCACTTGTTGTATCAGCTACAACATTGATTGTTCCTGTTGAATCATCAAGCTCATACTTAACCAGCTTAACTTTCTTAGACTTAACAACCTGCGCTCCTGCAATAGAACCGATAGTTCCATTCATAATTACATTAAGTGGGTACTTGTCATTGCTCTTGAAATCATCGTCATTAAGTAATGTTGCTTCCTGTGCTGGGTTAATGAATAATATCTTTGTAAGTGATGAATCAGATTCATCATCAAATTTGCTATTAGCCGCTACAACTGCTGAATAGCTGATAGGTGCTGCTGTTCCATCGTAATCAATAGGTGCTGTGCAAAGTGCGTCATAGCTGTCATTATCAACTTTTGCAGCGATTGACATAGCAATCTGATTGATAGCTGTACCAAGTGGGTCGCCATAACCAGATAATACTGATTCATCTGTAAGCTCTACAGCCTTGCCTGCTTTCTTAACCTTTGCTTCTGTTGTAGATGTTGTAAGTACTGTTGTACCCATAGCAACACCTTCTGCTACATCTTCTGCGTCACCAATATAAGCATACTTTGGCACAACGATTGTGCTTCCCGGTCTGCCTACAAGTGTTGTATCAACTCTTGCAATAGGCGAAAACTTAATTTTCTTTGGTAACTTAGCTGATACCATATCAGCCATTACTTGTGGGTCTACTAAATTTTCTAACTTAGTCTGTGGCATAGTTTATTTACCTCCGTTTTCTACTCTGTGAACTTTTTATAAAGTTCTGGATTCTTATTTTTGAACTCCACTCTTTCGTGGTAATTCATCTTGTTGAACTGTTCCTGTGTTATCGTGCTTTCTTCTCCACCGCCTGCATTAATAGCCGGTCTTGATTTAAGCCACTCTGCCTTTGCTTCTTTAACCTGTCTTTGCACTTCATTAGCAATTACAGTTGCTATAAGGCTATGGTCTGCATCTGTAACAGCCTCAATCAAAGAATCAATATCCTTTCCATCACCTATAACTTTCTGATAAGCATTGACAGCTTTCATATGATTAAGTTCTTTGCTCATGTTCTCGAACTTTTCAGCCTGCAATTTTTCAGCTTCCGCTTTTGCTTCCGCTTCCTGTTCTTCTGCTGTCTGCTTCGAGCGAAGTTCTTTCTTGTACTTAGCTGCTTCTGAACTGGCTTTATCGGAAGCGTTCTTATACTTCTCTTTTTCAGCTCTTTCACTAGCGAGCTGTGCCATAAGTTCTTCTACGCTAGGTGTATGCTCTTCGTTCTGTGGTTCATTGTTGGTTGTTGGTTCTGTTGTTGTGTTAATTACATCTGCCATAATTTCTTTACCTCTGCTTTCTGCGTTTTTTGTTGTTCTCTCAACTTCTTGCGATATTTGTATTGCCCTTTCTCTAGGGCATATAAAAAGCCACAAGGCATTTTCTACCTTGTGGCTCAATATCAATTATTTATCTGTTCTGCTCTTATCTATAACCGGACTATTTTCTGTCTGGTCTGATAAGTCTTGCATTGTGCGGTCTTTATTAGGTGGCTGTTCTCCATCTCCACCCTCCGCTTGGTTCTGTGTGCCTTTGTTGATTATACTGTCTTGATATGCCTTAACCATCTCTCCGCTTCTCGCTACAACATCGTTAGGGTCATCAAAGAATGGAATTGCATTAACTGTATCTTTAAGGCTAAATCCGTGGCTTATCAATGTTGCCATGGCATTAACCTTGGTTGACATTTCATAAGTTTTTTGTCGCTTAATGTTAGGCTTTACATCTCTTGCCCTTAATTTAAGTAATGGATTACTGCTAGCAACATTGTTTGACAGCTTGATAGCCGCAAGAACAACTTTTATTTCTTCCATTTTGCAGCCATCAGTAATTAATTGTTGTTTTGCAGCTGCTGTTTCAGCCTGTGACCAACCTGTTGCGTCTGACATTGCAACTCCTGTACTACCACCACTGTTATCATTTCGTTGTGGCACATTGCATTTCTGCAAGATTATCTGTCGCCTTGATTGGATATTATTAAGCATACCTGTGTAATCATAATTAATTGCAAGTGGCTCAACTATTGGAGTTTTGCCATCTGCCGATGTGTAGGTCTGCATCCATTCTCCAGATTTTGGTTTTCTTACTTTTTCAGTAATGCGTTGTGTTCCATCTTTATCAACTGTTGTTTCCTGTTCAACTGGGAAATCAACATCATTTGTATGCCATACTGCCTGTGTATTCTGTTCGACATCATTTGTAAAATCTGAAATGAGTAGGTTTAAGTTATCCATTTCAGATATTTGCCGTTCAAAACAGCCCATTCTATCAAATGACCTTGTGTATTCAATGATAGGAATTTTATGCAGTGGGTTTTCTTCTCCACTTCTCTCCAAAAAACCCCATTTTGTTTTTCCTTTATTTTTTCCGTTAGTGATTTTTATTCCGTCGGTAATTTCATATCTCGTATCTTTGGTAAAACAAGTGTAATACCTGGTGCCGCTGTGCTTATCTTTTATATATGTCCCGGCAAGAACAACTCTCTTGTCGCTGTAGGCGGTTGATCTTACAACAAATGTCGTTCTTGGGTCTAATACATTATATGTGAAATAGCTTTCCCCATCCTCGTATTCTGTATTTACATCAATAAGGACATATCCAACACCACCGATTTCAACATATCTTGCAAGTTTCTGCTGCTTCTGTCTTGCGTTCTGTGATTCGTAGCAACTGTTTAATTCCACTATAGCTTTTGTAAGGTTAGAATCCTCATTGTCGCCATTTTGAACTAACGTTATAGGATTTCCCCACTTAAAACCTAAATTAAACTCCGTGACTTCATTAGCCACATTATCACAACACTTACAGTCAATGTCTGGTCTGTAAGTCTTTGGATTCTTCCTAACTATTGGCTGTATTCCTGCGTCATAATCAAGAAGAAACTGTATTCTATTAGAATTGATATCATGTTCCAAAATTGCTTCACGCAAAATTGGTATTATATTGTCAGACGTTATTTCTTTTGCGCCTGTATATATGACAATTCTTCCTGCCTGCATTGCCTACACCTCTAATAAAATCTCATGCCGTTCGAACTTCTTCTGTCCGGTATTTCCTTAATCTGAAAATCGTCATCATCGTTAGGTACATACCAAATCCACTTGTGGCAGTGCCTACAAGCCAGTTTATGTGTTCGTGGGTCTTTGTTGTCTGCTTTAGTTAAAAACTTATGGCAGTTCGGACACATGATTGATTTATCTTTATTCATATAAAAATTCATATTTTTACCTCGTTGCATAACAAAAGCACCGCCACAATTAAGCAACGGTGCTTTTGATGAAGAATGTGTTTATGAAAAACATCTTTGTAACTTCTTACAAATACAGTATATCATTGGAGCAATATGACATTCTATGACATCTTTAAATACGTGTTACCATATTTTTCTTCAAATGCTTTAAGAGCCTTTCCGTGAAGTCTGATAATTTGTCTCCATGAGTATTTCATTTCTGTAGCGATAACTTCAAAAGTTTTCTTTTCGATATATCTTGAAAACAAAATATTATAGCAATCTTCATTCTCTATGCCGTCTATTTGCCCTATAATCAAGTCTTTTTTTTCAATGTATTCATCTATCATGTTATCAAGATTATGCTCCATTTCGTCAATTTTAGCGTATGTAGAGCCTATTTTATCTGGGTCAGATGACGACATTACTCTTTCTTCATTTTTTACCGCCGATATGCTGTGGGAAAGCTCTCTAAGCTGCGATACCTCTGCCAGCTTATTATTTATCATTCTATTGAGTCTGCTTATTTGGTTCAAATAATCCTTGGTTGTCATACAAACTCTCCTCTTATATCGGGCTTGACATAATTGTTGCTTTACGAACACATTTTCCTCTCATTTCATTCTCAAACAATGCAATGGAATCCGGTGCATCATCATGCTTTACTTTTCCACTTCTTGTCATGGTTGTAAGTTCTTTCATAAACTTGTAATATTGGCTCTGTCTGTCCATTTTCTTGAAATCGCGGAAATAATAATCACGAATGATATTATCTCTCGCATTTTCCATTCGAGTTATCTTGTTTGAACAATTAAACTTAAACCTTGCGCTACATCTTCCGCCTTGCTTTTTTACAATGTCCATTACATCTCGACCAAAATATTCTCCGGCACTGTTGCTCTCGAATGTAACCGTCTTTACGTTGTGCTTAATAAGCATATTTGCACATTCCGGCTTGGTAAACTGTGTTCCGGCATTATCGAACACTACATCCACAATATAAACCTCGTTGCCGTACACATAGCCAATCGGCATTGAGCAGCTATCTTCTCCCTTATCTGCACTATCACAAGCCGCCATAATTGCATCTGGTTCTCGATCAACAGGAAGTTCCTCAAAATAATTAAGCTCATTCTCCGCAAACATTCGCCCTTTTGCTTCAAATGGTTCTTGTTGGAACTCTGCCGCCCACGTTTCTTCCGAAACAAGTTTTCGTTCCTTTTGGTAGTAAACGGTTGTGAATATCTTCCGCAATCCCTTTTTATCTTTTCGATAAATCTCCCAATTGCTTTCATCTGTGATTGGGTCAAGTGCCGGAATCGCAACTTCTTTCCATCTCCACTCCAATTCATCGGCTTTATTTTGTAAAGCCGTAATTGGGTCATACAAGCTGTATTTCGTTCCCTGTATGATAATGGGTGTTCCCTCTAATCGTCTACCGAGAACATCGTCTGTTACTTTTTCGCAAAGAAACTCTAATCTATCTCTATTTCGTGCTTCCTCATGGTTTTTAACGCAGTCATCAATATAGACAAGTACATTTGCTTCGGTACATCCTACGATTGCACCATCAATCGGACGGCATGTAAATGTCGGGAAGATATTTTTGCTCTTAAGGTCGATTGATAGATTTTCAGCACTTTTATAGTCCTTTTCTCCTATCTTTGTTGCTTCCGGGAAAACGCTTAAGAATCTGTTGTACGTGCTTTCTGTTTCAAAGCCTTGCAATAAGCCACCATAAAATCGCTTAACAAGTCCTTCGCCTTTTCCAACACCGAATATACTTCCGTCCGGGTCGCGCCCACCCATCATCTGCGCCAATTTCAGACCGCCTGTTGTTTTTCCTGTTCTTTTCGGTTGCGATACAGACAGAAAATCCAATTTTCCATCGTAAATCTCCTGGTATGCTCCGACTACAGGCTGTAGAACTTTTCTTCTTGGGAAATAAAATCTTTTCCACGGATCCTTTTCATCAATTTCAATGTAATAAAAAAAGCTGTCCACAAGATAGGCTGATTCATACATCAAAACATCGTAGAATTGTTGAAGCACCTTGTATGTCGTATCATGTTCCCCGGCATACACTTCTAAGTCTGCAACTCTGCCACCTGTATATTGCTTGACATAGCTTGCTATAAGTTGCTTTGCCCTTGCGGATATTTTCAATCCATAATCAACGTCATGTTCTGTCCTTAAGGCAACCGCTACGGCTTGTATGTATGCATCTATTACTTGTTCATCAACGCCTTTTCTCAGTATGTAATTTTCATATCCATTTACTGCATTGATTAACTGCTTTGAAGCCAAATAAAAAGCACCTCCGCAAAAGCAGAAGTGCCTTGACCTCTGCCTATAACTGTTTTAGGGTAGTAACCAACTCCATTTGTTAGCCGGTAATATATTTTAATGCGTAAATATCGCATCATTATCAATTTCAACTGTATATATTTTTCCACATAAGCAATCACAAATTACCTGCTTGCCTGTCTTTAATATTTTTCCGTCTCGTCCGGTGTAAGTTTTCTAATTTCCTCGCAATGTGGACATTTCACATAAATTCCCTCTTCGCATCCGTTTATTATATGCTTAGCAATATCAGAAAATGATTGTGGGTGTTCTACTCTGTCTAATGCCTTTTCAAAGGTGTAGTCTTTCTTGTAATCCATAATAATTCCGACAGCTTCATATTTTCCAAGATTAACTCCTAAAAATCGGTCTGTAACTGTATTCCATATAGTGTATAAACCATCCACATCATCTTGTAATGCGACTATTAACATTTTTATCCTCCACGAGTCCATCAATTATCGCTCCTTCGAGCAATTCTCCAATGCTTATATTTGTCCTGTCTGGCATTTGTTTGTATAATTCGATTAATTGTTGCTTTGTCAAAGGCTTCCAGTTCGGATTGTCTCTCTTGCACCTAAAGCCTGTAACTCCCCGACCACATACATATCGCTCATTTCCATATGTGTCAACACTTGGACCGGTACATAAATCACAATTCACTATATGCTCGCAAGGTTTTAGTTCGTGGCTATATCCACTACAAAGCATTGTGTTTTGATATTCCATAATCTCCCCACCCCTAAATTCTTGCAACTACGTGTTCTTTTACAAAATCTTTTTTGCCTTCATCGTAGATAGCTGAACCATTTTTATCAGTTTTCAGTTTATCAAATTCACAAGTAACCTTTATACCATCCTTGTTACTGCATTCTGCGCGATAGTCAATGACACATACTTTCTTTTGCCATTTTCCATTGGCATAAATCTTTGTATAACCGCCTCTTCTGGTTTTTATTATAATTTTTGAACGTGTTTTCTTCATTTCCAATGCACCTTGAACCCTTTCTTTTTATACTCCTCTACGGCTTTTTAAGGCTCATATCGTCCTCATATTTTTCATTCAGCATAATCACCACATTGCCTTTTTCAATGCCGTATATGTTGCAATTTGCAAGTTTCTTAGCCGTTCCAATGATAGCCTTTGCCTGCTTGCGGCTCATTTCATAGGTTTGGGTTCCCATATTAACTGTCATTTCTCATAAACTCCTCAAAATCTTCCATACATTTATAGCACAAGTCGTATGTGGTATTAAAAACGCCGTTTCTTGTAACCGAATTTCCGCAAAGTATTCCTTTTTTAATTTCCGCACCACAACGATCACAAGTACACCATTCTTTTTGATGTTTCATATAAATCCCTCACTTATCACATTCGATTCCCGGAATGAATGTTCTTTTACCCATACAAGCATCTTCAAAAGTCGTAGTTTCTATTGAACATCCGCAACTAACCGGGTCTAATGGACAATTTTCATGATTAATACATGTGCATAAAATTTCTTTTTCCTGCTTCATCATTCCACCGCCTTTCAAACTAACCCTAGCATACATAAAATATCAAGTTCCGATATTTCTTTTGCACCCTCTCTTGTGTGCGCAAGAATTTCTTCCGTCGAGCATTTTTCCATATCGTTGCACTTACTCTTATCAAAATTTCTCGAAAAACAGTAATGTAGACAATACCCATATCCGACTCCAAGTATAGTACCATGAATACTTTTACAGACAACATTGTAATTTTCTGTTTTTAAAATATCATGTTCTCCATCTAAGAAACATTCTTTTCCGTTGTTATCCATTTTCTTTTTGAGATATTCAAGAAAAATTCTCATTTCTTTTTCTGAATCGGAAATGTACAAAATAGAATCCTTCTCTCTATCATCAATTATTTGTTTCGATTCATTGCCATAGTAATCACACATATTCCACCAGCTTTCAAACCAATCCGTACATATACAGAATATCAAGTGGTGTTATTCTCTTTCGATTAAAAGAATTGCTGACAATATAATTTGCCAACTCCCCATCTTTCCATCCGTCCGTACTTGTCATAGAATCATAAACCTGTTTATATTCTCCGGTCAGCTTACCAAATTCAAACCATCCCAAGTCAAGTGTTACTCCGTAATCATAAAATCCCTTGTCACACCACTTTCTGACATAATACATTAACTGCTTATATGAGAATCCAAGTCTTTCAAAAATATTTCCAATAGTTCTTATGCTCAATTCTCGATTGCTTGAAGGCAATTTTCTTTTCTGCTCATTCACGCAAGCTCTAAAAAATATTTCTTCTAATGGTTTCATTCTTCCACCAACTTTCTAAGCACCATTCATAAACATATTTCCAAAATGCAAATCATTTAGTGCTTTTTCTAATTCGTCTTTGTACCGAAATGGGCTTAAAGGGCTTTTTATTTCTTCCCTCAATATAGGTGCCATATTGTCTATCAAAATGTCTTGTGTAGCGCTTGCACAATTTTGCGGTGGCAAATCCGCTAAAGCGCATAGCTCCATTCTTTTATGGTCACATTTTTCAGATTTTGGGCAACTTTTACATTTTTCTGCTAATTTACTTAAAGGTTCTGCCATTACTAAACCAGCTTTCTACCGCAGATAGGGCAAAAATTAATTTTTACGGCTCCTGCAACCTCTTTTCCATCGCTATTGTCGAAAATCATGTTATTTTCAGCTCCAAAAAGGACTAAATTTCCTTTACAATCAATGATTTTCTTTTTATACCGACAAAAATCACACATTCTTACGCCCCTCCCCTTTATTAAATACCACGTTTTCAAATATTTCCGTTTCTACCTTATCCGGCTGATTTTCTGGGATGTTCCTTCCCGGAATCTGCGTAAATAAGTATTTGCAATAAGGGCACATATTAACTTCGGAGCCAAGTATTAGCATTCCGCAGCACAAGCAACTTGTCATAATTCACACCTCAATCATAGCAAAAATCGGAATCCTCGTGAGATTCCGTGTCTTTCGTTTGATATAAATATTCCAAAATGTTTTTTATCATCGAATAGCGGCACGGGGAATCGAACCCTGTCAGACCAAACCATGCCAACCGCTTTCAAATCTGCAATTTCTATTTTGCAAAGAGTTTTCTGTTTCCGATAATACAACTACTATTCATACATCTCCCATCGACCGGAACTATTGCAGTAGTATCCGACTAAGTGGAGATAAGAAATTGATGTGGTGTGGATTTGAACCACACATGAGATTCCGTCAGTTAGTCTGCACCTACGAATAGGGATAAATGGATTTTTATTTTCTAACGGATTTATTGGTGTAATTGCTTACAGCTATTTACCAGACTTGTTCTAGCAATCCTTATCGCACACCGTTCTCTTAACCATCAATTAGCGTTTACCCATTTCGCCACACATCAACGCCACATTTCGGGCAACCGCCGTGTTAGGGATTTGAACCCCAGAGACTTTTACATCCAGACTGTTTTCAAGACAGCACCCTCGACAAACCGGACACACGGCAAATATAGCAGTGTAGTGGAACTGCTATATTTGAAATTGCTTTTGCCACTACTTTGTACAATTTCATGCGGACTTTCTACCGCTTACGGCAAGGTTCACCTCTGTCGTAAGTTAGCGCCGACATCGCGAATCGAACACGAACAACATTTCTGTTGGATAGCTTAGCAAGCTACTGGAATACCTTTATCCCATATCGGCAAATACCGCCTGTAACGGCTATCAAGGGAAAATGCAATAATATTTTGGGGGAATATTGAGGAAGAACCTTGATAAGTTGAATTTCGCACCTCTGTACGAGGCAAAACTCTCCGAGCGGTCTTGCACCACCCTTAACTGAAACAAATCCAAGAGAGCATATGAAGGAGGACTACCCTGTAAAATGCAAAACATGGTAGTCTACGATAAAAGTAAGACAAACTACACCAGTCGGATTCGAACCGACGCATACAGAGGTCAAAGCTCTGTGCCTTACCGCTTGGCGATAGCCCATCATTTCCAAATGACCATAATATTCATTGCAAAAATCGCGTATGAAAGCAAATACCCAATTGCGCATTTATTGTCTGTCTGCTTTACTTGTTGCATCATAAGGCTAAGCATCATAATGGCATCTATTGCCGTAGCGATTATCTTTAAAATCATATCAATATCCCCCATCATCAAAGCTGTGTTCCTGTTTGAATCGTTCCATTTCATTTACGCTCATACCGAAAAGTCCGGCAGATTCATCAGAATTCGTATGTTTGAAATATTCTCCCTGTTGTGGAAACATAAACCGGAACATAGCATAATTCGCAACGTCACACAGATATTCAAGGTTTCCGGTCTCTTCAAACTTGGCAAGGCACATTTTCAAACTTTCAATTGCATCCACATTCCCGGTGAAAAAGTTCATTCTTGCCGGTCCGTATTTGTAATACGACTGTTCAATCAATCCTTTGCGTTTTTCATCAAAGGTTTCGGAATACTCGGTTTTCATCAACTCATTGCTGCAGCTTGCCATTACACATCGCCCTCCGCCCTGTGGTTTGCTCTTTCAATGTCAAACCCTTCCGGATAACGTGCCTTAAGTTTGTCTACGTTCATTTGCATGATTTCATCAAGGCTCCAGCCGAAGGATTCACAAAGCATTGCAAGATACCAGCAAATATATCCTGCCTCTTTCTTGGCATGGTCAATATCAAGCTGCTTCTCATGGAAAATCCACTTTTTAATCATGTCGTTGAACTCTCCAACCTCGCCGGATAACCCCAAACAAGAATTGAAGATGCCGCCAAGGTCATAATCTTGCAACGCAGATGCGATATTGTTCTTTTTGCAAAATTTAAGCAAATCAAGTTTATCCGAAATTCTTTCTGTCGCCTTGCGATCATTTGTCCGCATGGCTAATTTCTGATACTCATTTCCGGTCATATATCATTCTCCTGTCCGAAACACTCTTTTTTGTTTTTAAAAATTTTTGGAAATTTAGTTGCGATTCGCAACGTGAAAGTGAATTGTTATAAATTTATTATAGCCTATTTACAGTGAAAGTCAATGGGTGTTATTGTAAGTGGCTTTTTATTTTTTGAGGTATTTAAGGGACTTAGTAGCCGCCCGGTGGTCTTTCTGTCAGACCCCCTCCCCATCCTTTTCTTGCAAACATAGAAATCTAAAATATTTTCCATTTCGTTTTGTTGTCATTGTGTGAAAATCGAATTGTTTTAATACAATTCCTATCATGCCCTTGCAACTATTCGCAAAACCTAACTTTTCCGAATAGTTCACGAATAGTTAAAACGCTACACCCCTTGATATTACTGCATTTGCGAATTGTAGAATAATCACACACAATTTAAACCGTATTATTTGCCGCTGCATCCGTGAATTGTGTATCAATTGCGTGCAATTCTTGGCTCTTTTTCTCGTCCAATCTTGGCAGCTCCTGCGCTGTGATTGCCCTTCTTTGGGTGGCATTATCGCCAATTCCTGGCTGATTCATGCCAAATTCGTTGTTGCCCACGAACATAGTACCCACTGGACTGTTGGAGTCATACGCTCTATCAAGGATGCAATCCTTGCGAGATCGTTGTAATTTTTGCCAAATCTTAAAAGCCAACGAACTTGATTCCTCGTCTTTCCAAAGGTCAAATGTTGTTGTAGGTATATTACAAAAATAACTGAATGCTACTGTACTTACCAACTTGCTATACACATTGGAGATGTATATATAATAATCACAAAGCCTATACAATACCTCTCTGTCATACCTGTTACAGTTAGTCGGTATAGTTGCATTACCAAGAGGTTTCAAAGTCTTGTCTTTTAATACCGATGTATCCGGAAATAAATGCATACCAACATACTGCATAACAGCTTTCCACTGTCTCTGTCCAGCTTTTAACAGATCATCGATGTGAAATTCTATACAAGCGTTGTCTATTAAGTCTTGCACAGTTGATGTGTATATCTGTACTGTACCTAGATCCACTATAAGGGTTGTAAGATCTACATTCTCTACACTCTTTACATCCTGCATATATTCACACCTCCGTTCTGTTTAATCTCTTTGATTCTGGTATACACTATTTTCGGGATTAAAGTCAAGCCTTATTTTTTACGGTGGTATTATATACTTACGCCGCGCGCGTATGCGGATATACACTTACTATAAACCTATAGACTTTAGATACAGTGTATTATTATTAATCTAAAAGATTAAGAAAAAGAGAGAGAAAGAGAAACATAGTTCTGAAAAAGCGACGTCAGACGATTGTGTAGCCTTATGTCAGACGATTTTTTGCAAAAACTGATACTATTCTATCATTTTTGGACTTATCAAAGACCTAACACAGCTAGCCTTGTTTATAAAAATTTAAGAAAAGTTTTATAGTTTGTTTACGGTTTTTCGGAGATTTTGTAAGAAATGCCCGGATACGTTGTTGATTTTGGACATGACAAAAAAGAAAAGGCAATCGAAAAAGCTGCCCTTGTTTGAAAATATTTTCTTGACTTTTGGTCTATTATATGTTATTCTTAGCCAGGTAAGTTTTGGAAGATTAGGTTTAGTACCTATTCAAATTTACGTGACTGTTGCCGGTGGATTATCCACCGGCATTTTTTAAAACTTATATTTACCGGTTTCATCAAAATCAGATTCATCAATTTCAATAATCTGATTTTCTTTTTCGCGCATAAATTTTTGATAATACGCTTCTCCGTTCCTAGCAAGTATTAACTCATACAGTTCCTTGTCAGACAATTTCTTTCCATCCAGAAAATCATCTACTTTTTCGTAATCAAGCTCGCCAGTCTCGTCTTTAAACTCATTATCGCTAAATGATTTCCCATACTTTTCTAAAAGTGCCGTGTCATAAAGTGGAAAATCCGGATCACTAATTATTCCCCTTTCGTCCAGTTCATCAAAAAGCTCTTTGAAGCTTTCTGATTCCTGTTCGTATTTTACGAGTCCATTCACGCTTGTTGCTTTCCATTTAATCATGTTCTCTTCTCCTTTCGGTGCTCTATTCCTTTGATCTGTCTATACTATAGCATTTTGTGCCTTATATGTCAATAGTTTTTTGTGCCTTATTTCAAAATTTTTTCGTCATGCTCCAGCTTTTCCGCGACTGCAAGCTTGATAAAGTCGTTTGCGCTCTTGTATCCAAGCTTTTCTATGCGATCCTTTGTGCCTTTTGCAAATCTGCAATTAACACGCTCAAACTTATCATCATATCTATAGATTGCGCGCCTTGTTGCTTCTGTTGTCTTACGTTCCATGCTCTGCACCTCTCTTTCTCTGTTTGCTATCATTATAATGTTTTGTGCCTTATAAGTCAAGGGAAAGTTTTCTTTCCTTATATAATGTTTCATGCGATTTTGTGCCTTATACATATTTCACAAGTAAAATTATGTTTTGTGCCTTATATTTTGTATATTATGCCTATTGCTTTTGTGCCTTATATTTACTATAATACAAGCATCAAATGAAGAACAGAAAGAGAGGAAAACAAAAATGAAAGATATGAAAGCGGCAGAAGCATTATTAGAAAGCAAAGGTTATTATATTTCGAACCAGTTTGACGGTTTCGCTACTCTTCCAGATGAATACGAATTGAGCGACGTAAACGGAAACGTTGTTATTGATCATTTGAGCGAAGCACAGATTTTACAGATTTCGGAAATTTTATAGGGAGGGCTTAAACATGAGAAAGACGGGAATGCGTTTTACATGGAAAACAACAAAGAACGGCGACGCGATCAACGAACTGAAAAAGAACGGAATCGCGTTTGAGTATAACCACTTCGGGGAACTCACAGCCGACTTTTACGGAATCGGCATTTTTGAAAAAGTCGATTTTGAACACGTCCAAGGCGATGTATTTGAAATCTGCATAGCATAGCCGAAACGCTCCGCCCTGGAGCGTCAGCCGCGGAATGGTCGCCCGGCTCTGATGATGGCAGACCAGAAAACGAAAGCGAGGTTTTGAACATGGAAAAATATATAATGGTTGCAACAAATGAGCAGATAGAAAGAAGCAAGGCGCGCAGAAAAGCCATTGAAACATTGGAGTATAACCCAATGTGCTACAACTGTAAGAGTTTTGGAAAGTCCTGCAAAGGGTCAACAAATAAAGTATATAGCGGATGCGTCTATAAAGAGGTTGACGAATCGAAACCGTCTATATATACACAGATTTTAGAACAAGTGAAATAGTCGAAACCGCCGCTTGGCGGTCTGCAGGAACTGCCCCACCTGCACTGATGAGACAGGGCACACAACGAAAGGATGGTTGATTATATGACAAAAGCGGAACTTTTGAAAGAATTTGACAAGCTGGAAAAGGAAAAAGGAGTACACATTGATGGAATTTATTACAATAGCAAGAAAAGCACCATAGAAAACGCTATAGAATGCCTAAAATGCCCGGATGAACTTTTAAACAAGTATTTAACCGTTGTAAGCCTCAAATACCCAAATAGCGGGCGCGTGATTACTGAAAACGGAGATTTTAAGCGGCACAGCCACAACAGATTGTATGTATTTAATACGGCGCGCATGATTTTAGCAAATTAAGCAAGGCTGGCTTTTCCGGGGTTCGATTCCCCGACTTGCTTTTACCGGAATGACCGGAAAAATTAAAAAACGGAGGAAAACAACCATGAAAAAGAGAATTTTAGCCATTGTATTGGCAACAACTGCACTTGTAAACCTTGCACCAGCTACAGCTACCGCAAAAACAGCACATACCTACAAGGCGCGCGGAACTGTACGGAATTTTACATATTCCATGCAATACGAGGACGGGGAAAAGCTGACCGGTCGCGGATTTGATATTTACACCACGGATGGAAATATCTGGGAAATGTCCGACACGGACACAGACTTGCGCTTTAAGAATCGGCAGAAGGTTGTTGTTAAAATTAACGACAACGGAACGCCAAAAGACAAAACTGATGATTTTATCGTTACAATTAAAAAAGCAAAATAGATTTTAGGGCGGTACTCTTCCGCCCTTTTCCGCGTGCCTGGTGGCGTTGCGTACCGGTTCGATTCCGGCGGCGTGGACTTATTAACCGATGGTCATATATTGGGACTGCATCGGGTTATATGGCGGCATATTGCCGTCACACGGCGCGCCGCAG